CCTATCCTGCACCCAGTAGGTCAGGCACCAAGTGACTGGGGTCCTGGTCGTATGATTCCTTATCGCCGTAAGGGTGACCTGGACTTTGCACCTGTGCCTCCTGCACCTATTGGTTCCATTGAGATCGAGCAGACCCTAGAGGGTTTAGCGGATCGCCTAGTCGGACTAGACGAAGACTCTCAGATCTCTAGTGTACGCAAGCAGTTCCTCGTGGACAAGTTCTTGCAGCATAATGCAGAGGTTATGCGTATGGCGTACCGTTGCTTCCAACGCTTTGGACCAGACGAAGTATTCTTCCGTGTAACTGGAATACCTGACCCACAAGTAATGGACCGAGGTGACCCTGACGCAGACTTTGATATCACTATTAACTACGATGTGCTAAACACAGATCCTAAGTCCCAGGAAGTTAAGCTTGCTCAAATGACACAGCTTATCCAACTGGACCGCAATGGCCGTATCGACGTTGATAAACTACTTGCAGTAATGGCAAGCAGTGTTGATCCGATCCTAGCGGACTCCGTGCTGACACCTGTAGAGGATGCACAGCAGCAGGTAGTCAAAGACGTAACCGACGACCTGACGAAGATCTATGCAGGCATTGAAATGCCAGCTCGTGCAAGCGGTGGTCAGATTGCAATGCAAGTACTAGAGCAGTATGGTCAGCAGCCTGACATCCAGCAAAAGCTACAAGAGGACGAAGCCTTTGCGAGTCGCCTGCAAAAGTACGCAGGTCAGTATCAATTCCAGATGCAACAAATGCAGAACGCTGAGATTGGCCGCATCGGTACAACCCCAGCGCAGATGGGTGAAGTAGGAACTCAAAATATGGGACAGTACTAATATGACTCCAGAAGAATACGGAAATAAGCGGGCATCAGATAAACTCTTCGGGTTTCCTATTCGTGAAAAGTTATATCCTGGGGAGGATCAATTTTTCTCGGATAGACCTGAAGTAGCTGGTATGGCGGCTGAGGATAATACTATTATTCTTAATCCGTACAGCCCTTTATCAAAAAAACAATTAGGTGCAGTAGCAGAAAATGAAGCTATTCGCTTAAAGATGCGACAAGATGAATTTGATCCAGAGTTTGAAGTTACACCAGATCAAGTTAAATTCTTTGAAGGGACTGAGTACGCAGATAATCCAACAGCAATGAAACAAACCATTCTTGCTAGAGTTTACAGCAGTGATCCTAGTGCAAAGGCCACACCTGAGCAGAAACAAGTTTTAAAGGAATATCTTTCAAAAGATAAATAATATGACAATTGAAGAAGACATTGAACATCTAAAGCGGCACGATTCGTTTAACCGCTTCATTGACCTAATCAAGCAAATGCGGGAAGAGTGCATTGGAGAAATGCACGAGGTTCCAACTGATAAGCTACAGCAGCTTTCAGGTCGCATTCTAAGCTACGATCAGATTATTACAATGGCCAGTTGGGCAGAGACTTCACCCAATGAATAATTTAATAGCATACATTTCGTGTGCTATAATGCAACCATAGCTATCGCTCGGCGTTGAAGAGTGGAAATATATGAACAAAGAAGTCACAGCAGGAAACGCTGAACCTGAAAATAATACAGCGGAAAAGACAAATATCACAGCAGAGGATTTTGCGATCCAACGCTTAGGCCAACCAAGCCCTGAACCAGAAGAGCAATCTGCTCCCGAGGTTGAGGAAGAGGTAGCCGACGAAATTGCTACTGAAGAAGTAGAAGGAGTAGAAGAATCAGACGAGAGTACTGAAGACGAAACTCCCGAAGCGGAAACAGACGAGCAAGTTCTTTCTCAGATTGATTTAGATGACATGTCCGAAGTGGAACTGCGGGAACTAGCCGACAAGCTAGGCAGCCGTGCAGTAGCCCGCTTTGGAGAACTCACAGCTAAACGAAAGGCAGCAGAGGAAAGACTCCAAAAACTGGAGTCCAAAATGTTTGCCCAGGAAAACAATCCGCTTACACCAAAGAAAGAAGTTACAAACAATCCGTTTGATAGCGTAGGGACTCTTGAGGACCTGCAATCAAAAGCTACGGATGCTAGTAATGTTATTGAATGGGCAGAGGACATTATGTTCAATGCAGACGGATATGAAGCTGATGACGTAGTCACGGAAGTAGAAGGCAAGGAGATGACTAAGGCCGATGTCCGCAATGCATTATTGCAGGCACGTAAAGCCCGTGACAAATTCCTTCCTGCTCGCCTGGAGGAAATCCAGAAGGTCGAACAAAGCAAACAAATGCAGGAGCACCTAAGTGCTCAGGCTGAAGCTGAGTTACCTTGGATGACAGGTGAAGACAACGATACACGGCGTGAATACCAGGCCATTATGAGCGACCCTCGGGTCGATACATTGATGACTAATTTACCCGCTGACGTTAAAGCACAGATGCCGTACTTACTAGCGCACGCCGCTAATAGTATCTACGGTCGGAAAGAAGTAAAGAGCGTTAAGTCCAAGGTACGACTTAACCCATCAAGTAATTCTACTCCTAGTGCAGCAGGCTCAGAAAAGCCAGCAAGCCGTACAAGTAAATCAATTAAGAACTTGAATAATCAATTCAAGCAATCAGGTGATAAGAGTGACTTCATTACTCTCAGAACCCTTCAACTACAAAATAGATAAATAGAGAAGCTGTGCTTCTTAAACTAATTAATTCAAATATAAAATATTATGTCATTCTCAAATACATTCGATACTAGTCCACTTGGTGGATCTGGTGCCTCTAATCGTGAAGACCTTACAGATGTACTTACCATCTTGGCTCCCGAAGAAACTCCTGTCCTTTCATCTGCTTCTAAAAAGCGTTCTAGTGCTACATTCACTGAATGGACTGTAGACGCTCTTTCGTCCCCTAGCATTGCTGGTGTTCGTGAAGGTCAAGACGTTGGTCAAACAATCGGAGACGATACTGACCCTGGTTTTGTTGATCAGTTTGCTGGCCGTGCTCGCCTTGGTAACTACGTTCAAAAGTTCCGCCGTGCTTTCCAGGTATCTGACCTGCAAGAAGCCGTTGATTCTGTTGGACCTGCTAAGGTTGCACAAGCTGAAGCTAAGGCTATTCGTGAGCTTAAGCGTGACGTAGAAGCTACGCTTCTTGGTACACAAGACCGCAGCGTAGAAGACGGTGTTAATACACCTTATGGCCTTCGTGGTCTCGGCAAGTGGATTGACGCAGCATCTCCTGCTGACATTCCTGCTGGATTCAAAACTCCTGCTTCTTCGATTTACGATATCAGCACTTCTGGTGCATTCAGTGAAACTGCTTTAAATGATTTGATCTCTTCGATCTATCGTAAGACTGGAAGCTCCAACAACCTTATGCTTGTTGCTGATACTGGCCTTCGTCGCACTATCGCTGACTTTGCTCGTATTTCTCCTAATGCAGTAGAAAACGTACGTTCGGTTAACTACGATGGTAACAAGGCTGAGATCAAACTCTCTGTCGAGCTTTACCAAAGCGACCACGGCATCGTATCCATCGTCAACATGAACCCAGACACTGCTCCTGCAACTATTGCTGGCGGTTCGGACTTCAATGACGGCTACCTGCTTAACCCTGAGTACTACGGTGTGCACGAGCTTATCCCTATGGGTTCGACTCGTCTACCTAATCAAGGTGGCGGCGAGCGTGGTTTCTGCGATTGCACATTGACCCTCGGTGTTTACCACCCGCAGGCTCACGGTAAGATTACTCAGTAATCCTGCTTGAATTTCTGGGGAGGGGTTGGTATAATCCCAGCCTCTCCCCTTTTTTACTTTTAATTTTTAATATGGATATAATTACACCAGCTACAACTTATTCTGATGCAGAGGTCGATAAGGCTTTTATGGATGAAATCAAAAGCGGACTTCAACTTGAAAAGCGTACTGAAGCTAATCGTACAAATCAGGCTCGCAAAGAAGCTACACAGGAGCGTGGCAAGGTGCACCCAGTACTAGGACGTTGCGTTGCAACTATTCCGCATCGTGAGTACTTTAGACTTATTAAAAAATATGGACAAGAGACAGTGCACTCAAAAGAGTTCCTGCAGTATTTCCAAAAGAATTTCTCAGACCTTACGCCGAACAAGCTATAATGCAGACAAAAACCTACAGCGATTTATATAACTTAGTAACGGCACTTTCGGGTGTAGGTAGCTTTACTCCAGAGGAGAAGCTTAATATTTTACAGTTCGTCAACCGACGAGCATTTGAAGCGTACCGTACTAGCCCTAGCTGGCCACGCTACGCTGTTATCGGGGAAGAGCGTGCACTGGGGGACTCAGGATTAGTTCCCTATGCAGAGGCTGGCCTGGACAATATCTCAGACTTCCAACGCATCTATCGGACTCAACCGTTCCTTCGTAACTCTGCACTAGAGTACGAGTTCTACGTTGATTCAAGTGGTGCGCACGTACTTAACGTTGTTACCAATGATGCAACTTCAGTATTCGTAAACTACCAGAAGGAGTTACCTACCTTTACGGAGGACTCCACAGATATTCCATATGAGTTCTTTTTCTTTTTAGCGCATTCCGTGTATGCAGACTTCCTACGTATGGATGGTCAGCACGACAAGGCTATGACTGAAGAACAAGTTGCAGGTACTTACCTTGCGCTTGAGTTAGAAAAGATCGATATGCGATCTAACAATAATACTATTAACAAAAGATTT